ATACGTTTGTGACTGGTTCTCGCCAGCGTCCTATGAAGAAAGATAAGGTTGCGGAGTGGAAGTATCAGAAGCCAGAAGACTTCATCACCAGTGATGAAATGTGGCGCAACTTCCAGCGTAACCGTGAACTGGTTGACTTGTCTCGTATTCCAGAAGATATCAAAGAAGCCATCATCGATAGCTATGAGAAGCAAAAGGGTGGCGACCGCAGTGGTCTTCTGAATTACTTTATCGCAAACCGTATGAAGCAGATGATTGAGTTGATCGATGAATTTTAAGAAGCCCATTTTCTATAATTCGGATGAGCGAGTTGGTATCACAGCCAGTTGTTTTGACCTGTTTCATGCGGGCCATGTTCTTATGCTTCAAGAGGCTAGGGCGCAGTGCGATAGGCTGGTAGTTGCTCTACAGACTGATCCCACGATTGATCGTCCAGAAAAGAATAAGCCTGTGCAGTCTCTCGTTGAACGTTATATTCAACTTGAGGCTTGCAAGTATGTGGATCAAATCGTTCCGTATACGACGGAAGATGACTTGCTAAATATACTACAATGTTACAGTTGGGATGTCCGTATTATTGGTGAAGAATATTATGGAAAGAAATTTACTGGCTGGGACTTGGATATTGAAGTTTATTACAACAGCCGTCAGCATGGATTCAGCACGACGGAATTGAGAAAGAGAATTGAAAATGGCAGAACGACTACCACCGAAGAAGTTTAAATATATCAATGAAGCCCTTGATTGGGCTACAGAGGTAAAGAACGTTGACGAACTACGCGAACGGGTTCGTGCTATTTCTATAGGTAATTCCATTCTAATGCGATTCCTCGCTTGGGGTGTTGGCTACGAACAGGGTCCCTACAATCTACCAGAAGGTAAGACTCCAATTAAGAATGAAGGTCTTCCAGAAGGTATCGCAGACACTACCATCACAATGGAATTTCGTCGCATTCTAACTCTTCTTCCTGACGGTAGTGCCGCTAAGATTCCACAATGGCGCCGCGAAGAAATCTGGATGCAGATTTGCCAGGGCTGTCATCCAAAGGAAACAGAACTTCTTGATGCAGTTAAGGATAAGGCAATTCTTAATGTTTATCCTGCACTAGGTGATGTTCTAGAAACTTTTCTTACTGGATGGAAGAAGCCCGAGGTTAAGAAGCCGAGAGCGTCAAAAAAGTCCAAGAGTATCTCCGAAGAATAAGTAAATTATTCTCAAAGGAGGAACATAAACCCACACGATGGGGCGTTAAACGTCCTTGGGGTTTGTAATATTAGGGTTTTCCGCACTAATAAATAAATGTTCTCAATTCTTATACGGAGATACTTTGATGGGCGCAATTCTGGAACATAAGCATCTAATTATTCGTGCTGAACTTAAAAACCCGCCTAAGTGTGCGGAAGCAATCCAAGACTGGATGAAAATCCTGGTCGATAAAATTGGCATGAAGATACTTATGGGTCCATATGCGATTTATTCGGATATGGTAGGCAATCAGGGTCTAACAGCCGTTACGATCATTGAAACTAGTCATATTGCCATGCATGTGTGGGATGAAGTTGATCCCGCATTGATGCAACTGGACGTTTATACATGTTCGACTTTGAACATCGATGATGTATTTCTGGCCCTTGGAGATTTTGCACCTATTAATGTCGAATTTAAATATATTGATCGTGAACATGACTTGACATTACTAGAAAAAGGTGTTATAAGTGAGATACTTCCTCTTTAAACACAAGAACGAAATCTGGTTAGTCAAAAATCCCGAACAAGTTCCAAAGCCTAGAGAGTTATTACTTCAAAACTCTAATATCGAATATATCAGAGATAAAGTAGATTCCTTAGGAAAAGGCTTGACATTCAAGGATAAAGTCAGTAGAAAGAAGATACCGGCTCTAACAAAAGAGCATAAAGAAAAGATTGCTCTAGCGTTAAGTGGTAGCAACAACCCTAATTGGGGTGGTTTAAAAGAAGAGACAAAAGCCAAAATCCGTCACAAGATGCGAGGGACTAGGCGAAACGAAAACAATCCTATGTATGGTAGACGCCAATCATGGGAAACTCGCAATCTCATAGCGATGAAGGCGAGACACAGAAGACGAAAGTGGTGTGTTGATCCAAGCGGTAAAACGCATTTGGTAGATCCACTTACTTTCATACTACCATCTGGTTGGATGTGGGGAAGATTTTACGATCCATATCGACCAGAAGATTTTTAAAAAAGTTCTTGCTTTTTGTCAAAAACCAGTATATATAGTATTCTGCTCTTTGACATTGTTAGAACTTTAAGGAAGCGTGGCCGAGTGGTTGAAGGCTCTAGTCTTGAAAACTAGCGTACCGAAAGGTACCGTGGGTTCGAATCCCACCGCTTCCTCCAGTTTGGGGACGTGGCGAAATTGGTAAACGCAACGGACTTAAAATTCGTCGGGAAACCTTACGGGTTCGAGTCCCGTCGTCCCTACCATTGCCCCTTCGTCTAAAGGTAGGACAACAGATTTTGATTCTGTTTGTGTTGGTTCGAGTCCAGCAGGGGCATCCATTTTTATAGAAGGATTATATAATGAGTGATATTATTGCAGTAGATCAACTTCGTCTGTTTATTGAGCGCATTGAAACTATCGAAGCCGAGATTGACGAGAAGAAGACTGATCGCAAGGAAGTCTATTCAGAATTGAAGGGCGAAGGCTTTGATGCCAAGGCAGTTCGTGCTATTGTGCGCCTGCGTAAGAAGGAAGCCCATATTCGTCAAGAAGAAGATATGATCCTCGATACCTATCGAAATGCAATCGGCATCTAATTAGAAAGTTCCAGGGTCTATTAACCCAACTTCTTTAAATGCCCATGCTCTTTCACTGCATTGCCAGCATACCCCACAGCGTTCTCCTGTAGTTTCTGTGCAACTGTGTGAGAGTTTAGATATTTCTTCTAGAATTCCCGCCTGATGCGCTAACTTGACTGTTTCGCTTTTATCTATTTTTGCAAATGGAAAATGCCAGCCGTTATAGTTTGCATCAGGTGGAATTCTTACTGGTTCTGTCCCGGGTAGATTTACTGGTGGATTTTGAGTGTCCGCACTTATCAATGTCTTAAATCCAAAACGAAATAGTTGTTCGGCTGGATACGAGACATGTCTACTATGATGTAAACCTTCGGGAATAGATACAATCAGATGATCTATTTTGATTACATGTAAGTTTTCTGCCCATTCACAGATAGATTTACCAAATTCTACTGCGGCAGAGCCTCTATCTATCGTAATGCAGCGCAGAGAGTTTAGTCCGCTTTTCTTTGCTTCAACGCAATATAGATGCAGCATAAGGGCGCTATCGAAACCGCCGCTTATAAACAGACCGAAATTGCCTTCGGGAATAATAATCGAATGTGTCATGGATGAACCTTTGATATAATCACGATTATATTTAGTTTGTTTGAAATTGATGGTTGACATTTACCAGCGAATCAGCTATAAAGAAAGAGTAGTTGATGACGAGGTGATTCGAAATGCTTACTCTTGCTGATATCAATGCTGCCACCAATTCGCACGATGGCGATATCTTCTCGGATCTTTACAAGGATGTATATGGTTTCCGCCCTCGTAATATGACCTTCGAATCTATCGAAGCGTTTGATGCATATTACACGGAACTTTGTGCTGACCTGAGTATGCAGATCGATGAAGATCGCATTCGCCAGCAGGCAAATCTTGAGAAGTTCAAGGAGCGGGTGGCAGAAACCATGCTTCTTTGCAACTGCGATAAGATTCGCGCCGTCGAAATCATCGCAGACGCCGAAGATGAAGCCGATGCATATAAGTGGTACGGCGCAGAGCGTCTTGAGTGGTGCTTTGATCTAAAGTTCGGCGCTCTCAAAGAGTGGCTTGCTGAATAAGTTTTTGCGCCTGTAGCTCAAAGGTAGAGCCAGCCGCTCATAACGGCCAGGTTGCGGGTTCGAGTCCTGCCGGGCGCACCAATTTTTTATGGACGATTAGCTCAGTTGGTAGAGCGCGGGACTCTTAATCCTTAGGTCGTAGGTTCGAATCCTACATCGTCTACCATTTCGGACACTTAGCTCAGTAGGTAGAGCAACGGGCTTTTAACCTGTAGGTCCTGGGTTCGAACCCCAGAGTGTCCACCATATTTGCGAGTGTAGCTCAGTTGGTAGAGCAAACGACCGATAATCGTTA